ATGTGCCACCCGTAAGGGTTGTCGTCGGCATGATGGGCAAGGGTCAATGCCAGCAGGATGCTGAGCATAAGATGAACGTACTGGTATAGTATACCATTAGTATATAGAGATGTCAAGGTGTATCATACGATACATTTTATTATCTCTTAATATGTTGAATGTCGTACTCAAGTGCTGACAACTGACATCTGATGACATCACATGCCAACTTTGCATTACGGGGATCCCCACATGTATAAACATCACACGCTGCTTTGCCTTCCTCTGGCCACGTATGGATACTGATGTGACTCTCTGCTAGCAGAAGGATACACGTCACTCCTTGTGGAGAGAACTTGTGCGATGCGACATTCAACACAGTCATCTTAGCACAATACGCTGCGCTGTCAAGAGTCTCTCTTATAAAGTCTTCGTCGTCTAGCTTCTGCTCATCACAACCATAAAGGTTCAACAAAAAGTGATCGCCCATTAGATCAACCAGAACGAATCGTTTCTACCTAAGTTGCACTTTCTAATCTTAATGTCATATCCATTCTCTTGCAACCACTTAGCATCAGGAAATGCTTTCTGTAGGTTCGAGTAGAAAAATACTTCAGAATAATACTTAGCAGATACCACAACACCATTGGTATTAATGCGTCGCATTACTTTTGGATGAGCAGCATCACCCTGCTTCCAATACTGAATGCAAAAAGTATTCTGTGTGCTACTTGGTTGACCTGTTGTGCTCATTTCTTTGGATTCCAAAGTTTAGGATTTACTCTACCCTCTGTCTGAGACATACCTTGAAAGTCATGACGATACTTGTCCCAGTAATCATCAAAGATATCTACTTGCTTAGGTGCAGTAACGATATCAAAATGTGTCATTCCATCCTGTAGATATTCAACTAGGAATGCTGTGTATGGAAGACTGCGATCTTGTGCGAGGGTGGGATCGCAGTCGGAGTGAAGAACTTTACAACCTTTCCCCATCAGGAACGACCTCCCCACTTGATCTGAGGAAATGCTTCCTCTACACAAGCACGGGTGATCTTGTATTTCTTTTGTAGTGCCTTGTCCTTGACTAGGACCAGGAGGTTTGCTTCTTCCTCACACAGACCCTCTAGCAATTGAATGAAGAGGTTCTCACGTTGTGCTTGCTTCAGTCCGTTGTTGCCACCCTTGAAGAACAAGTACAGGCGACGGAACTCTTTCTCCAAGACAGCATGATCAGTTCCCTTGGGAGCATCGTTTGGAGTGTACGGCACATCACCCTCAGGAATCATAGAGACAACGCTCTCATCATAATTGGCGATCAAGATAGAGCGAAGAGCAGGAGTGTTGTGCTGCTGCAGCAGTTTAATTTTCTGTGCCTTTGTCTTCGCATTGCTCACTTTTTGGAGCACTTCAGAAATAAGGAGTTTCATTTTTTAAAAGGTGTTGAATTACGGAAGAAGTATTCTTGCATCAAATCATTTAACTGATGCTCTTGGAAGTATTCCAAGGGAATTTGTTTCCCTGTAATATTTATCGAGTTGAATTCATCAAGGATCTGCTGTTCAATTTCTTCAGGAACATAATCAAAGTCAATCAGTTTACGATTGCGATGAAAGTTTGCTAGTTGAGCTTCATTGATACAGAACTTGGATGGTTCTTGGTCAACCCACTTGGCAAGGTTCTTCTGACTAATTGGTTTCTGTCTTACACCAGCAACAAAACAATCATCTGGTGATAAGAAATTAGGAATGCCATCTGACTTATCACCCTTGATTACATGTTCTTTGATGTATGCTCGGGGATTGTCGTAGGCAATATACTTCTTAGTTACAGGATTGTACTGATAGACACCAGGATACTTCTGTAGTTGAATGAAGTCTTTGTCGCCTGATAGAATTAGTATTAGTTCTTTCGGACCTTTGTTTTTACACAGGGTAGAGATAACATCGTCTGCCTCTGCGCCAAGAACTTCTACTACTTTGTATGGAAAATAAGTTTTGATCTCATCTCGAATCTTATTCAGGAGATCAAAGATAGCAGACCAGTCATGACCTGACTTCTCTCTATCTTTCTTTCTATTCTGTTTGTAGTACGGGAAGTATTGCTTTCTCCAGTATTGTTTGGAGTCATAGGCGAGAACCATCTCGCCATATTTCTCCCCGTACTTTTGTTCATATGATCTAAGTGAAGAGAGAACCATGTGTCTAACAAGTTTCTCATTCAACTTATCATTTTTCAACTGCGCCATCAGATTACTAATCATAATCTGATTCATGTCAATGATAATCATCCTCCTCCTCGTCTACAAAACGTACTGATAATAGTTCTTCGTTAATCCAAATTCCATCTTCATCATACATCTCTGGATGTCCTTGCTGATCATTTTTAGAAACCAACTGATACACAACATCATTAATATGCCAACCCGCAATAACACCAACGATTATTGAAAGGAAGACGAAGACACCTGAGAAAAAAAGAATGACTGAAGTTTGCATGACCTACTCCTTGGGTTTCTTCTCCCAAGAGAGTTCCAATTTAAACTGGAATGATCGTCTCAGGAGAGTTATCTTTTGACTAAACGAAACACCACTTGTTTCTGGTGTTACTTTCTCTCTCCTGAGCATGAGCTCTGTGCCTTTATTTATCTGCAAACCATGATCATTTTCGGGATGAGACAAGTCCTTTTACCACAAACATTTTAGCAGTCTCGACTAGACCACCGATTGGTTCTCCATCAATTACAACAAAAGGAAAAGTGGTTGCATCGGGATATTTAGATGTAAATTCTTCCTTAAGTTCTGGAGTATCAACTAGAGTTTCATTGTACTGAAGATCAGCACGCACCATCAGTTCTTTTACTTGAGTGCAATACTTACACCCATGGATCGTGTAGATAGTAATGTCCATTAAAAGTCGTTGTAAATGTATCCCGTCATGATTGTCAGGTCATTACTCTTGGGAGTATTGACACGATAAGGGAAGAGGTAATTACATGGGAACATAAGAACCTTTCCCTTCTCTGGTTTAACTTTGAGTCCAGAATATTCAAACTCAAACTCGCCACCCTCTTCCACGTCATTGAGGAAGAGGACCCATGCGACCATTCTATTATAGGTCTCTTTTGTATCCGTGTCAATACGGGTAGCAGTATAATCTTTGTCCTTGGTATACTGCTTAACACAATAGTCCTTGGAGATTAGATTTTCATACTGCCATGGCCATGACTTGGATTCAATTATAAGGAAGTTGATGCTATCACTAATCATGTCCCAAGTCTTGGTTGTGAGATCATGATCTTTTGGAATGTAATACTCCTCTGGATTTGGTGACGAACCCTTCAACCATCCAGGATGAGAAGCAGCAAACTTACCAAGGTCAGACATATATGGTTCGACGAAATTATATTCATCTTCCTCAACCATATTCTTTTGCCAAACAAATTCACTAAGACGCATATTCATTAAAAACTCTACGAATGTTTTGAGTGATCTTCATACCACCAATATACTCATCGACTTTCTCTTCAAAGTCATTAGTGATTACAAGAACAGGAGTTGCAGTGACTTCATATTGTTTTGCCAATGCAAGATTTTCTTCTGGAATAGGTATGTCACTGAAGTCATCAAGGTCAACCTTGACAATCTGTTCAGCACGAGGATCTTTAATTGCTTTAATATATTTTTCTACTAGTCCACAAGGACCACATGATTCTTTCGTGAAAAGATAAATCATACTGGTTTAGGGCGAAGTTCGTTATTGTTGTCGTCCTTTTTACCAGGACGATTGAATGATACATTACCTGCAACGACAATACGATTGCCGTCAACTTGTGCTTTCTCTACACCATGTAGTGCCCAAGAAGGAAAGCAAAAGATATCACCTGTTTCTTGTTTGGGATATAGTTTCTGCCCACGCGAGTTGATAAAGAAGAAACTACGAGGTTGATCTGGTAGTGCCTTGATCACATGAACCCATGAGATGAATGCTCCTTGTCCATGATGATCGTGGATGCGATGGGAATCTGTATCTTTATTATTCATTTGAACCCAGATACTATTAGGTTCTACCTTGTAATTAAGATACCCATGAACACCAACGTTCTTCATCATCTCTTTAGTCTGTTTCATATAGAACGAACGGATATATTTTCCCAGTTCTTCATCTAAAGAGTTGCCAAAACAATCCTTATCGTTATATGTAGTAAAGAAAAATCTATCATCCTGGTGGTTCTTCAAGATGTTTTCTTCAAGACGTTGTACAAAATCCTCGCTGTGTTGAATATTTTCTGTCCAAAGGATCATAAAAAAGAGGGTCCGAAGACCCTCAGTATATCACAGAGCGTTGCCTCTTGGCAAGACTTCTTCAGGGAATACGAATGATTCGTGTGGTTGATCCACTGGTGCCATCCAGGCACGTAGACCTTCATTCAATAGAATGTTCTTGGTGTAGAACGTCTCAAACTCTGGATCTTCTGCTGCTCTGATCTCTTGGGATACAAAGTCATAAGCACGAA